TGATAGTGGGGTAATACTTTGGATCGTACTCCCGATACATGTTATGGCCGTATAGTCTGCTTGCCCTTACTAAAAGGTCTATCTTATGATTAACGTGCATAGTTATAAAAGGTTAATATTACATTATTCTGTCGAATACGAAGTATTTCCCGTTCTCCTCGGGAGTATGAGAGGGGAAATGATAAAGCCCTTCACTGAAGTCTCTATTTATGGTAGTTACTGTACGAAGAGTTCCCTCTTCATTATCCACCACATTTGATATCATACCCAAGTTTATAAGCTTATCGGTATCGAATGCTCCTAAAAGCATACCAGGACATATATCTTCGGTAACCCACATTCCAATGTATTTACCATCTTCGCTGATAGTATCTACATATTTACCATTCTCTACATACTGGAATAGATTGCACCAACCCGTGATAGTATGTATCTTTATTTTAGTTGCACAGGCTGGTGCGAATAGAGTTACTTTGCTATTAGTACATAACCAACCCCGACGATTTACTTCTTCATCAGTGAAGACAATATCTTCCTGATAAGGAGGATAAGGTAACCCGAATACCTTAATTTTCTTACCATTATTGATAAGTTGATTGACTTTTGCTACCACTTGATTGGGATTTAGAATTTCTTTCATAGTAGATGTTTGTGTTATAGATTGAATTGAACTTCAGCTTTATATCCCGGCTCTAAACTCCTAGCTGTAAAGGGTATACCCAAGTAATGAGGGTATGGGTTATGCCAGATATTGTTGTCGGATAGTTGTTCAGAAGCTTCCCTGATATTATCCTCTCCTGAAATATAGAATCTTATCTCCTCCTCATTAGCTGATACTACTTTGAGAAAACCATGTACAGTTATATTAACTGTAACATTCCGAGCTTTAATTATTAAGTCCATAACCTTTATTTTTATCTTTATACAAATATAAGAAATTAAATCTAATTTTGCAAATAAAAATCAATGGTTATCTTCGAGTTCTGGGTCTATTTCTTCGTAGTCTATCCCCTCTTCTATTTCTCGTCGGATTTGATGATGGTCTTCTTCAAAGACTTTTAAGGCACCCTGGTAGTCTCCTGTTACGCTATCCAATTCGGCCTTCTTGAGGGTTAGACCTTCTTTTTCTCCTCTATTGCCCTCTTGTTTTGTTGCAACTACAATAGGAAGCTCCTTAAAGTCATACTGATTTTCTACATATTCTATCTCTTTTATACCACCCTTATCAGCAAGCTCTTTTTGAATCATAGACATAGCTATATCACGGGTCAGTACTGGTTCAGATTCACCAGTATTGTTGAATTGATTGTTCTGTTGGTTAAAGATATTTACGGTACCACCACCAGACACTGTCCGTACTAAACTCTGAAGAGAGGTTGTGGACTGTTGCTTTAATCCAATGGCTTTATTGACTTCTGCAGTTATAAATGGAGCATATCTTCCCCCCTGAGAATCCCTGAGTATTTGTAGCTGTTGACTTATTTCCATACGGTCCTCAAGTGCCCAGCCTATGCAAGCCCCCATCAGAGAATCAGCAATTTCATCCATCTTATTACGGTCAAATAGGCCGTTGTCTAGAAACGTTTGTTTCATCTGCATCTGAATAATTGACGGTTCACATTTTAGAAAATCTGAGAGCTCATTTACTGAATAAACCCTTGCCCACAATCTCCCATTGTTTACTATCCAGGTATGGACAATGAACTTGGTCAAATTCTTGAGAGCTTCATCATCTCCAGCATTAGCCTGTATGGCTAATTGGGTTATCCCTAACCCCCTTGGGAATCGTGGAACTATCTTTGATTCTTTCATAATGGTTGATTTTGGTATCTAATAGTTAATCCCCATGAAAATAAATAAAAAGGCCCTATTATGGCAAGGGCCTTTTTGAATTAACTCTTTGATAGTCAGGTTGCTGGATCACTGGAATAGGCTTACCTTCAACTTAGATGAGCTTATTGACAGCTTGAATTCAGTGATATGTTTTTCGAACTTAAGCTGGTTACTCAGTGATAAAAGTCCTAAAAACAGCTGATCTACATGTTTGGGATAGATTAACTCTATAGTAACCGAATTAGGTTTATATTCAAACCCCAAATTTACCTCTTCTTCGCCCTTCTCCTTGTAGGTAGACAGGATATTTTCTTCTACCATAGTAGCCAAGGTTAAAAATGTCCTCATAAAATCTTAGTAACTTTAGAGTCTTGTATTATTAGGATTTACTTCTTTCCCTTTGCTTTAGTAGCCTTTACCTTGCCCTCCTTGGCCAAATTTTGGGCAACTCCGTAGGCAACTACGGCCTCCAATATTGGCCTCATTCTCTTTTCTTTCTCCTTGGCTTCTTTTTGCCTTTCTTCTTCCTCTGCCATAAGTTTAGCTTCTCTTTCCTGGGCCTTTTTACGCCTCTCTTCTATTTCCTCATGAATATTAGGGAATAAATTTGCCCTGAGAGGTATTACATGAAGGGCAAAGAATGCTGAGAATAATCCATCGGATAAAGGCTCACCTATCTTTTTCTTGGAAATTTGCCAAAACTTATCCTGCTGTTCTTTGATGGCATGCAAGAATTTTTCATAGGTGAACTGCACCTGCATTTTTTTGCAGGCTGTTATCATGGCCTCAATCCGGTCCTTGAATTCCTGACCAAAAGCCTCCATGAATTTTTCCCGGTTAAAGTTGTAATGAGGTTTGTCCAGCTTGAACTGTTTTACATACTCTGCAGTTTTCATAGTGTCTCGTTGTTTATAAGTTATTGATTTATTAAGTGTTTTAATGCTGATTCTCTAGTTACCACTTGGAAAAGGTAGCCTATATACCTATCTTCCCAATATGATAACCAAACTGGGTTAGGGAACCTAAACTTATTCCTTTCATCTATCGGAATATTTCTGGGCATTCCCGAAATATATAATAAGTGAGGCCCATTAGTATTCTCTATGAATACAGGATGCAACATATTTTCATCTACCTTAAAATACCCTTTTATGGCATAATCAGGGATATACTGATTTGACCTTATTCCGCAATCGAATGCCAAGTCCTCTACCTGATATAATTCGGGATTAATAGGGTATTCTTCTTGGGATCGTACCCCTTCCTGAGATTGAAGGTAATAGGTTATTTTAGACTTATCAAGCGTTACGCTTTTTACTCTTTCGGGAAACATGGTGCTTATCTTTTAAGGGTACATAGTCTTCTATGTCATCCAATCGGTCAGTCACTAAAGCATATACGAATAGCTTAGCAGGACGAAAGAAGAATCTTCTTATATTCCCCTCCGAAATGTAATAATCGTATATTCTAAAGAATTTCTTCTGGTACTTGTGCTTAAGATTCCGTTGCGTTAGATATGACTTAAGAACTTCTTTATGTAATTCTAGCAATTCTTTATCTACTTTCTGAATTGCTTTATCTGGTAAGCCAACAACCATAATCTTTCATATCGTTAAAGGTGATTATACTAAGGGGCCAGAGCCTTAGCCCTGTGCCCCTCTCCTACTATGAAAGATTAGATTGCAACGGATTCCTTGACGAATTGGTTCTTGTACTCCAGGTATTCCTTCTTGGCCTTCTTGTACTCCTTCGAATCCTGGTTCTCGATTCGGAGCATGGCCAGCTCCAGCTGATGGATCTTGTTTCGGACCTGCTGCCGGAACTTCTTCCTGGAGAGTGTATCCTCGCAGTCTGCGGGGTAGATGTACTTGACTTCCCGTTTCGTTACTACCTCCTCGACGAGGTTGGCTTCGACTTTCTCCTGGGTCTTTGAGATGAGCTTGTCCTTCTTGGACTTTTTCTTTTTCTTTTCTTCGGCCATCGGTGCTGTAGCTTCTTCCTTTTTCTTGCCCTTTTTCAGAGCCTCCTTGGATTTCTCCACCTTTTCAGCCTTCTCCTCGATGAGGTTGTTGATGCCTTCGACCAAATCGGTCTTTTCCAGTTTCTGAGCCTTGTTGTTCTTGTTCTTTTTCATGGCTTACAATGTTAAAGGTTTGACATTAAATTAAAAGTGTTTTATTATTTCTTATTTCCTATTGCAAATATAGGGGAACTTTTCTATATTTGCAAATATTTTTATCATTTTCTTTGAGGTTGTGTTCTTGGCTTCTGGTGTGTTAACCTCTTATAGTTTTTCTCCTTTATTGTTTATGCAAATATAGATATAAAAATCAACCTCTGCAAATTATTTCACTAATTCTTTAGAGGTTCGTTTATGGTACAGGTAATCTCAAGGTATTCTAAGCATTGAGCCTGTTTTCTATACATGTTAACATAGACATTTTGTCTGAATCCGTCATCTTGAATCTCTACGGATTTAACCCAAGATTCAGGGCCCATAAGCTCATTATAGGTTTCAGCTACGGTTGATGGCTTCATTTCTCAGATAATTTTTTGAGAACCTTCTTGAATTTAGCCATGTAATAACAGTCTTTGGTAGGGCATTTACCGTCAGGTGTAATGTTTTCATTGGCACCACACTTGGTCATGCCCGTTGCTTTGTAAGGACAACACTTACGATGTGCTGCACATGCAGCCTTAAATTCTACTGTACTCATCTCTGTATTTCTATTACACCACCTTCAGGATTAACTACCAATAATATCTTGGTGCCATCGGCCTTGGTTAAATAATATCCATAGGCCTTTATTTCATTGTGAAGACCTTTGAACAATATCTCGTAGTCTACATGCTGGGTTTTTAACAGCTTTATATCAGCTGCCTTTGCTTTGTTTACACACCCTATAGTAAACCCGGCTATAATGAGAAGGATAGCAACTGCTATCATTACTTTTACCATTATGACTATGGCTCTCACTGGATTATTCATAATATTCTTTTACTTTGGTTAAACGGCATTTGAATTTGAACGGCATTACATAATCTCCCCACCATCCAGTTAGAGGTAAAATACACCCGATAATGGCATAGTAGTAGAAAGTTTTTGCAACAAATTGCTGTTTCTCATCGTCCCAAAAAGTATCTACTCTAGCATCTTCATCTGTTGCAGGGTCTACATATACCCAGTGATATGACAACCTGATAAATAACCATTGTAGTATCAGGATGTTTATCCATCCAAGGATAGTCATACCAAATACTTTCTTCCATACCCAGCTGTTTGTTTGTTTTACTTCTTTTCCCATAATCCGTATGTTGGTTGAACGTTTTTAAGTCGATGATATATGTCCAGAGTTTTCCATATTGACTCTGCTTGTTTTATTACTACATCCTTTGCCTCCCGATGAGTACTAAAGGTATTCCATAATTCCGGAGTGTAGTTGAGACATTCCATACATTCGGGTTCTCCCTGCACATGTTTTACCCTTATGTAGAAATAAACCTCTCGGTCTATTATGTGACCAATACGTTCCCCCTCGAATAGAATCTGAGCTTTTGGTTTGAAGTCGAATACATTTTTACTTCTGGTATCGTGAACGTATTTGTTTACTTTGAATCTTACTATCCCTGCCATATCAATCCATGTTTCTTTCAAAGTATTCGTAGAAGTCCGCATCCTCAGTTAACTGGTCCAGTAATTCCTCTACATCCATATCCAAGTATACTGATGCCCCTGATACTTGTAAAGTTATCCCAGAACCATAACTGCCAGAAGACCCATGAAGTTTTAACTCCTTGGGCCTTTCTCCGGTATATTCATCTCGATAATGAATAATACCTTTAGAGTAATCATAACTCTTTACCTCGGATAAATGCCTGGATTCATCCCAGTTTTTCCAGTGAGGAGTTGCATCAGGAGTGGGTGGAACTGTTTTACCATCCCACAGTATGCATACTACGCAGAAGGCTGATACTCCTATTATCATCCTCTTTGCAGCTTCCCAAAGGGTCTTGGCCTCATCTGGTTCTCCGTCGGGTGTGTAATATCTTTTCATAATCTCAAATCAAATATCCAGCAAATAAGCCAAAAGATTAACATTAGTATTAAAGCCGTACCATACAATATAAATAGGGGTTTGGCTGCTTCCTTCATGGGATCTCTCTTTTTCATAATCTTTTTCCGGCATACTTATTCCGGATTCTCTTTTCGAATGATTTACCTACTGATTCTCCATTTTGGATATCCTCTTTGAACATCCTGAAGTCGAACTCTGATACCGAGTTGTATTGGTATACCTTTTCTCCTTTGAAGGTAATGGTGATATCTCGGGTTTCATCATCCATCACTACCTTCATAATTCTGGATGACCCCGTAATTTCAAATGTCTTTTTCATCATTACTGTCTTTTAAGCTCGAAAGTGTTAAGTCCCATAGCTACCACATTATTTTCTTTCCTGAGTGCTTGACAGGTGAAGAAAATATCCCAGAGAGTGAAGACAGAATCAGAACTCATTTCCATTAAGTCCTCTTCCATCATATAGAGTGTACTCATTATAGTATTGAACCACCTGTTATTTAATCCCTTTACCAGCATGTTTTCAATATCTTCATACCTATTGTTAAAGGTATCTCCCTGAACCCTTTGAAAGGCAGCTATATATTCCCTGGCCATGGATTCCACCGCTTCTAGAGAAGTCCCATAGCATGGAAATATAATTTTCCATCTATCTAAGCTCTTATCCTCTAAAAGGGATTCCAGCGCCTGAATATGCACATCCATAATCTGATTCCAGATTTCCTGGGCAGATAATCGCCTTTGCAATTTCAGTTTGATACAACCTCGGTTTATTTTCATTTTAATCCTCGTTATAGATATACAGAATCTGATGGTTCCTATCTAACTCCTTTTCCAAATACTCCCAATGAGTATTGTGGTCTATATGGATATTGACCCTATAATCATCCATTTCTTTGGGTAATAAATCCAGATAATCTTTCAGATCCTTTACAGTAGTGAATTTTGGTTGTCCCATACTTATTTTATTTCGTTATGCAAATATAATAATTATTATTATAATATGCAAATCAATTTCAGTGGTGTTGTATAGGTTAGTTCAACAAAGAACCCCGAATCTATATTAGGTTCGGGGTAAGAGGTTTCATAAACGATTGCCTATCGGGTTAATCCTCCTCTTTCTTTGTCTTCTTTTTCTTCTTGTCCTTGCCTTCTTTCGAAGGTTTGTCGGCCTTCTTTTCCTTGGCCGACTCTTCTTTCTTGGGAGCAGCCGCCGGAGCACCTGATGCCAACTCTGCAGCATACTTCTTGCCCTCGGCCTCGGCCTTCTCTTTGGACATGGTCTTCAGAAGAGTACGCATCTTCTGACGGTACTTTTTCTTCTGGTCGGAGGTCATCTCCTTGCCGTCCACGGTAGGATAGTCGTAGGCATTTGGGGTACTGGTAACCTTTTCCTTCTTAGGATGGGCTTCTGGCTTCTGATTCTTTTTAGCCTTCTCTACGGCCTTCTCCTCCGTAGCTGCCCTGGCCTTTTTGTTTCCCAGGTTGATGATGTCTACCCAAGCTTGGATTTTCTTTCCATGCTTCTTATGGCCTGTCCAATCTTTCTTGGGGTCGAGATCATTCTCTTCCATGTAGGCCAGCATTTCCTTCTGAGCCCTGCGTGCTTTCTTTGCGGCCAGGTCTTTCTTGCTGATGTCTTTTGCCATTGTTGTTGAGTTGATTAAATAAAAACTGGTTTGAATTACCTTTGCATGTTTATAGTTTGGTTAGGGAGTTTTTGGTCTGTACTTCCTTTATCTCTGAGATGATTATTTCCATCCCCTGAAGATTTGCCATCAACTTAAGATGGGCAACCGCATCATCCTGAGATATGTTGGTATATACAATCCTGAACCTTTCACCAGAGTCTTTGTTTTCAAAAGTTATGGTTAAGATGTTCCCATTGGCCAAATCTTCTATGCGCTTTGCCAAAGATTTTACCTTCCCTATTTTTAGGGTCTTATCCTTGATTAAAGCCTGCCTTTTGCCAGGAGACAGTCCAGGCATAGATAACCTTGTATCTATATCCTGAACCATTTTGGTTAGTTCTTTAATCCGATAGATTAACCCTTTGACGGAGGAGTTAAATTGTCCCATTGAGGTCTTTGAATAGTGGTGTCACTTCCTATTTTCTGGGCATACTTATCAATCAATTCCTCTGTTCTAGAGATAATATACTCTGTCATCATTCTATTTTCTTCAGAGATATCTTTTTCTTCCTCTAGCAACAGCTGATATGATTGCAGCTGGTTACATAATGCCAGGTATATAATGCTGTCATCGTCTTGCATGGCCTTATACAAAAATGGGGAGAACCCCCGGTCGTATTCCGGATGGGCCTCCCCCCGCATGACTCAAGTAATGATGTCCGAAATGGTTAGGCAGCGTCGAGCCTATTCCTCATCGTCTTCGTCCTCGTCATCCTCGGCATCGGCTGCCTTCCCTTTCTTACCCATGCCGGGCATCTTCGGGACCAGGTTGCCGTGCTCTTTCTTGGATTTAACCGATACCCCCGGAATGGTGGTATTCGATACGGCGATAACTTTGCCGTCCTTGTCGGTTACGACCGAGGTGATGAGAACTCCGTACTTCCGGACGTTCATGGCGAAGGTCTTTGCAACGTTGCCGCCGCCCAGGTCGATGATATCGCACTGTTTACTATTCGGTCGCTGACCCGGTGCCCGGTTCTTGAGTCGCTCCTTCATGGCCTCTCGTTTGGCCTTCTTCTCCTCGGGAGTCAGTTCTTTCTTACCACCCTTTTTCGTTTCTGTCTTTGCAGCCTTTGCTTCTGCTGCCTTCTTCTTGGTTGCCATATTATGTTTGATTAAATGGTTTTCTTGATAAGGGCATCCCCGAGCATTTGGTCATAGCCTATGGAGGTGGGCATTTGACGATTCCCGGGAAGCCCTTGGATTTGGTTATAGTCAGAAGGACCCTTACTTTTTCTTTTTCTTGGTGTCCTTCTTGGAAGCGGCCTTTGCCTTAGGCAGAGTGATGCCCAGTTCCTTGGCCACCGCCTTGCGAAGTTTCTCGACGTCTTCCTCGTCGAATTCGTCGGGGTCAGTTTCGAGCTCTTTGTCGTCGCAGAGGTCTTCGAGAGCTTCGAAGTCCATCCCGGCCAGGTCCTCTGGTGTCACCTCGTCGGAATCCTCATCTTCGTCCTCGTCGGAATCCTCAGATTCCCCGCCGAAGATTTCCTCGGCGTCTTCTGCCGAGATGGGAGTCAGGATTGCATAGGAACCGTCATCATATTTGATGAGGATAACCCCATTACCGAGAACCTTACGTTCTACTTCTTTTGCTGCAGCTTTTTTCTTTGCCATAATTGAATTGATTAAAAGGTGTTTAAAAAATGTTTGATTGATTATAGTTTCGTGATAAACTTTTGAGTATATATCTCTCTGTTTTCTTGGACTGCCATAGCTTTCAAGAATACATTTTTATCCCTGATAGCTTCTACTTTTTGAGTGAACTCATTCTGGTTTTTTACTTCAAAAGGTTCACCTTCCTGAGTGTATGTATCATCTACTGCATTATCATTTTCGGTATAATACCTTTTGACCCCCACTATGAGTTTTACTCCATCCCATGGGTTTTCTGGTTCCCTTTTATTTACTACCGTCATTTTGCATAACCATTTTTATATGCTGTATAATAGATTCTTGTATATCCTTCCTGTCCTATCCCTGAAAAAGCTTCACTTATATATCTGTAGCCTTTTTTATTTGCTCGGTAATCATGAGCAAAGTGTTCAGGATAGATATAGTGTTCTCCGCATACCTTTTGGTTAGTTATTATGTAGGCATACCATCCAGTTTTGGTTTTCATCTTGAACTGGGATATTGGTACAAATCCCTGAGTTAATAGTTCTTTGAGAATAAACTTCTGTTCGAGTCTTCTTCTCACCATAGGCATTCCACCCAACCTTCTTAGTACTGCCTTTTGATATTCTGACCAATGTCTTTTAGTCCATTTTATGGAACTGATAACAGAACGTTTAGTTATAGCCTTATATGCTAATGCCATTTTTAATTGGTCCCAAGTTAAGTCACTCTTCTTCGTAAAGAGCCTTCTTTCTTTTGGACTCAATCTCTTTAGCCTTCGATAGCTTAATAAGCTTTTCCGGAATAGGATTGAGAACAGTTCTATATTCTTTTGTTCCATAATTAAACTTATCTACCAAGTTCAAAAAGTACTTTTCTTTCTGTTGAGATCCGAGTCTCTTTTTCCGAGCAATTCTTTTCCCTAATTCCCTCTGGGCTGAAGACTTCGAGTTTCGGTATACTTCGGTTAACAGTATCTTAGATATTGGCTTCTTCCTTTTCCCAGCAATAAGTAGAGATTGACCTATAACAAACTTCTTCTCTAATGCCGTTTTTCCTTTTATCCAGTGTACTGCTTTCAGATTCTCCCTGCCATAATAGGTTAAAAACCTTTTTCTAGCGGCCTTCAATGAATAGAATCCCTGTAATACTACTGCTGGTTCTCCCTTGTAGTTATAAGACCACGGATACCATTTATGAAGGTAAATCTTGATGTCCCTTTCTTTGATAACCTTTCCGAATCTTCTGTGATATTCTCTCCTCCTCTTCTTTTCCAAGAAGTATGCCCTTACATCGGGAGGTAAAGAATCCGGGTCTACTACCCCGTTAATTCTGGTAGCTTCTTTTAGACATTCCCTGTATCTATCCAGAAAGCGTTTATTCCTTTCCCTATATTTATGAACCTTGATTTTCCCGCAGAGTACTTTCCTTTGCCACTCTTGCTTCATCTTTCGGTTCAATTTTATAACCTGAGGTGGTACCCATGGAATTCCTAATCTGTAACAGGATTCCTCGAAGTCATCTGCATTTTTAAACCTATAGACTCGTGGCATATATCTCTACTCCTTATTTTGTTTACGAAGTGCTGCCCGATACCATTGTTGAATGGATTTCTCTTTGGCATCCGGGAATCTCTTTTGCACTCTCCGAGTAATTCGGTCGATTGATAACCCTTTATAGGTTAATTCAAATACGTAGGATTTCTTAGTTCCTTTCCAAAGACCATTGTCATCCTTCTCTTTCTTTGGTTTTTTGGGTTTCTCCAACCCCTTTACCCGTTTGGTCTTTTTCTGTTTAGTGACCGCATCCTCACCTATGAACCCAAGGTTAAGTTGATAATTCCTCATTGGGTCATCTTTGGGATATCCAGCAAGCTCTAATTGCTGGTCCATCCACTTATCGTATTCATCGATGAGAGCATTATCCGGCTTATTATCCGAATGATGAATCCACGATGCCAGTCCATTGTAGTCGGCTGAACAAGCATCGGGGAAAGGCATGCCCAGAGCAACTGCCCTTCTCTTCATGTCCCTGTAGGTCATATTTTCTAACCCACTTCCCATGACCTTTAGCTTCTCCTTGTTGAGCTTTAACGGTCTTTTGTCCTTTTTCTTACTTTTGCGCATATTTATATAGGTATAAAATTATTTTTCTTATTTCGTTATACAAATATAATTAAATTTCTCGAAGTTGCAAAATAATTATATAAAAATTCTAAGAGTTCGTTCTCAAGGTTCTTTTCCTGCGTAGTTTATAGGCTGTATCTAGAGTTTCACAGGTAAAGTCCATGTTATTTATTGATTTGTAGTTAATAGCTTTCTGTATGACCTCCCTGTATTCTTTCCAGAACTTCAAGCCCCCTTTACTGTCCACTGTTTTTTCAAAATATTGGGTTGCCAATAACCCAAAGGTATCTGCAATGGTTTGGCTTTCGAATATATATATCCTTAAATCAGTTATAGCCTTAATTGTATCATCCTCACGTTTAATAGGCATCACTCCATAACCCTCTTCTTGGAAGAGTTCTTCTGATACAATGGCTGTAAAGTATCTCCTACTTGAGGGTCCATTTTTCCAATACTCGGTTATTAACTGCCTTATCTTGAAGTCTGGGATTCTGTGTAAGTAGGACAGATACACCTTATCTTTCTTGGTAGACCTCCTTTTATATGCAGTAGGAGCTTGCAATACCCGAGGCATTATTCGATAGTTGTTCCACCTATCAAACTCAAGAATCAGAGCATAAAGGTCTTTGTCCCATTTATTCTCTGATTCCTTCAGCCTTTTCATGTTCTTTATGATACGGGGATTGGTTATCGAAGTCAATAACCATGAAGAATCTCCTGAGTGTATCTTAGCTTCCTCCTTGGGTAGTCTTTTAACTATGGCCCCGAATAGATAATCCCTGAACCTTGGCTCTATAGGAGATTGAGGGTTTACTAATGATGAATGTAGTTCAAAGTAATCGGAGAATAGTTTGAAGAACTTCTCAGCTCTAGCCTTTAGTTCTAAATACTTGTAATGAGACATCTTGAGAATTTCTCCAGCTTCCCAAGTTGATAGGCCTTTGCCTTGTATAAACATAAGGCTTGCCCTCTCTTGCTCGGTCAAACAGTCCCAAGCCAATTCTTGATGTCGTTCCATATTTAGTATTGTTTGTTCATTAGAATCTCTTCAGTACTACCATCAGGGATTTGGGATAAATCAACCTCATAATCAGCAGAGTACATCTTGTATTCATCAGATTCATGATAGGCTGAATATAGTACATTCTCCATTGGTACCTCTATCTCCAAGCTACCATCCATTTCAGGATATAACTTCACCAGCATCACCTTAGTAGTAAGATTACTTTCAAGTATGACGGCAGGTATTCCCTCGAATGGATATCCCCTTAATACAACGTAGTCCCCGATAGCAACCCGAGTAATATCACTTACTGAGAATACTTTATTTGCCCAGGACATTCTACGGTATTTCTTTACTTCTTCTTTGGTTATGGTGGCTACTACTGAATAATCATCAAAGTCCTCGGCATTATCTACTCTCAACCTTTTTCTTTTAGGTCGGTAGTCCAAAGACTTCATGAAGGATAGTATACCTGGGATATCTTTCTTGAGTTTGTTTAGGTAGTATCTGTCAAAGGCTTTTTCAGGCTTCATCTTTATGAATCCATAGTTGAATAATAATGGTACATCCTCGTACTCGTTATTACCTTTCCTGGACTTCTTTAGTACGCTTATAGTTGGTACTATGGCTTTCACATGTTTGTACCCCCTACATTTCAAATCCGAGTTGATTCTCTTGTAGAATTTCCTGTCAAGCCTGAATATACAGTATACATAGGGGGTTTTCATATTACTTGTTTAATTTATGAGCGTATTTGAATACGTCTGAATATGTTACCAATCGTTGAATCTCTTTGAACATGTACACAGCTAAATGTACTTTAGATGTTTTTATCTCCATTCGGGAAAGTTCTGAACAATTTTCCATAAGGAACGAATCTATTTCCCCAGCTTCCACAATGAAGAATGCTTCTCCTTTTGGCATAGAATTATACCTCATGATAAGTATTGGTATCTTTCCAGCACGTTTAGCATCTTTTGTGGCTTGTTCCCAAAAGGATATGATTTTGCAACTCTTTAGTCCTAGTAGGATATGTTCAAACTTAATATCTTGATAGTTTTTTACTTCGATACTGAATGGGAATTTCTTAGAATGTTTTGGGTCAGAACATATTACATCTGATGATATATTGTCTGCTTTCTTCCACCTCAATCCACCACTAGCAGGAGTTCTAGAGAATTCATACCCTGACCAGTTTTGAAATGATTTACATACTACCCTTTCAAACCTATTGCCTTTTGCTTTTGAATTTACTCTTCTGGCCATTGTCTATAATGTATTATTTTACTTACCGAACTTTTACTTATACCAAATCTTTCGGTTAAATACTTACCGGTATAACTATCTGAATGTAATTTTCTTATCTTTCTCACTTTATCTATGGTTAACCTGTGGTTGGGGGATTTTGGTCCTGTATTTCCTTTTATGGGGTGTTTTCTACCTTCCCATAACTTCTTTCCTTTTATACTATGTCCATCTATAGACATTTGTTGTTGATTCTCTTTTTGAGTACCCCAATATAAATTACTTGAGACGTTGTTCAATGGGTTATTATCCTTATGACATACACAGGGTTTATTTTCTGGGTTAGGTATATAAGCTAAGGCTACTAACCTATGTACTTTAAACTTTCTTGGACCATCCCTATTTACTAGTGTTACTATCTTGTATTTAATCTTACCTTCTCTACCAGCTAGCCCTTGATATAATGGTTTATCTTTACCTATCCTATAAACATCACCAATTTTAGTTACGTAATAGTTAGGATATCCAGCTATATTACTCTCCATATCTATATCTTTTGTAACCAATAGTCATTAGTGGTATTGTGAAAGGCCCCTTTCTCTGGTCACAGTAAGCACCTTGGCATTTGGAATTGGCAAGGATTCATGGTGTGATATGAGGTATAGGGTTTTATCCTTATAAACCCTACGTATGAGTCCTATCACAAGCTCTACATATTCAGAACTTATGTTCTCGAATACCTCGTCCAAAAAGGCAATATTTATACCCTTAGCTTGGGTCATCATCTCATTCATAGCAAAGGCCATAGCTAAACAGACCAATTGTTTCTGACCACCCGATAATTCCTCGTATGATACTTCTATACCATCCATGATTATCTGGGTATTGAAGTCCTTCTTTACTCCTTGTATATCTACATAGAATATGATACTGAACCCAAGTACGTCTGAATATGATTCAAGGGTTTCATTCAGAATATCCATTGAACTCTCGAATAAGAAAGCTTTTATACCCCTGTTCCCAAGGGGGTCATCCATTACCCATTTATAATTATCAACCTTTTCCTTCTGACTTTCCATCCTTTCTTCTACGGTTGATAATTTCTTGGTTAGGGTTGAAAACTGGGATTTATACTTGATTATTAAGCCCTTGTTAACTCCCACTTTCTTTTCTGATGACAGTCTTTTTATTTCAGCTTCTACTTGTTCTATCTCTCTTTGTATATTCTTTACTTCATACTCCTTACCCCTGAGTTCTTCCAGTTCATCTCGATAACCAGATATTCTGTCGGATATTTTGGAATATTTACCTTGTAACCTTTCGATATCTCCAAAGGCTTTCTTTACCTCGATTAGGTGTTTCAAAGAGTTCTTAATATCACCCCTCTTCAGTAACTTTATTATTCCCTCAATAAACTCTTCTAGAGATACCTTAGTTTTCTTCCTGGCATCATTTATCTTATTGAGAATATCCCTTTGATTTTCCTTTGCCTCTGATAGCTTCTGTTCAATTCTGTTTTTCTGAGTTACTGTCTCCTTAAGCTCACTTGATTTTTTGGCCTTAGCTAGCAGTGATAATCTCTTTTCAAGAACTTTAACCTTTGAAGAGATGTCATCTTTCACAGTACTAGCCTGTTTCTTTAGGTCATCAACCATCCTTTGAACGGACTGTTTCTTATCCTCTAGGGTTCTATATCTTTGAGAGATATTCTGATACTCTTTCAGAGCTTCTGTATAGTAGCCCTTAGCAATATCCCGAGCTTTAGATATGTATTCCAACTCAAAAATCTCCTCAAACAATTCTTTCTTGTCTGAAGAAGATTCTTGTATCAGTCTTTTCATACCTTGACCGAATAGTACTGAATTCATAAAAAGGCTATACGACATACCCAAATCAGCGACTATAAGCGCCTGTATCTCCCCCTTACTTTTCTCTTGTACTTCAACAGCATCTATCTCATATATAAGTCTTCACCTTTATACTTAAGGCATCTGGTTATTTTGTGAGTCCTACCATTCTTACCGAAGTATAATTCTACCTTGGTTCCTTGATAAGACTTTGGTCTGTATTTCTCCCAGGTATTTACGTCTGACTTACCCTTTAGATTCTTACCGTAAGCACCCCAAACTAAAGCCGATAAGATTGTAGTCTTACCTTCTCCAGTTGCCCCTCTAATTACGGTTATCCCCTTTGAGCTTAAGTTTAGTTCCAAACGAGATATAGAACAGAAGCCCTCTATTATAATATTACCAAACTGTATCATTCTGCTTCCTTGATTACTTTTAACAATGTGGCCTTTTTATTTTGGTCTTTTATACCTTTTGCCCTCATATATCTCCTTACCATTGTTTTCTTAGTAAGTTCCCGAGTTATTTGCGGGGCATCTTCCACCGCTACAACCCGATACTTGCTAGCAATGACAGTATAATAATTGCCATCATCCTTAATTTCATCTTCTGATGATACATCCACAAATTTAGGAAAGCCTTTGAATGGCTTGAATTCCATTGAGAAGTCCTCATATATTTTCCAATATCCAAGTTTACAATTACGGTCTGTTCTCCTTTGTTGTAAAGGAGCTCCTACCATGTATATCTTCTTTCCAAGCCTCTGAGGTTTATGTATATGGCCTATCAATACTAACTTGAACTTAGATAGAAGATTCACATTCAGATTCTCTACTGTTCCAACTTCAGTATTATCAGTATCTTTAGCTCCCGGGTAGTCAGTATGCAATAATAGGATTGTTGGCTTTAACATAGCTTCTTTCAACTCAGCTTTGATTAACCCATCTAACCCCTTGTTATGGTCTAAATAGGGAATACCTACTACTCTGAACTTATCAAACTCATGATAAGAGAAGTCCAGATTGTGTAAGAACGAATACCTACGACATAAGTTTGCCCAGTGTGATGGAGATTGATTAGTTATCGAATTGCTTTTCTGTAGGTCATGGTTTCCAGATATACCATAGATGTTAAATTCCTCGCACCTATTTAACTCTTCGAACTGTTCAATTATAATTTCATCAAGTGAAGTACTTATATACTCTGGACGGTGCATAAAATCCCCGCAAAAAAATGCCGGGCATTTATACTTAATACATAAGTCTTTAATCAAAGAGAGGACCCTGAAAATACTTAGGGTCCTCTTGTTATCCTTGTTGAACTTAGAGAATTCCCCTAAGTGCAAATCGGAGAATACTATACCTATCACCTTCATAACTGAAGAAATTTCTTGATAAGGTGTTTTCTCTTCTCGTAGTTCATCTCATCCAGTATCATGACCTTTATCTTGTAGCCAATGATTTCCAGTGTACCGGTATTAGGTATACCATTTACATACTGGAGTATATTTGGGTCGGGTTTATATCCCCACAGGTCAAGTATACCATACATTACCTGCGATACCTGGAATTGATAATACCGAGATAATACTCGTTTACCATTGTCTTCTGTTACCCATTCATTAAAGAAGCTTGCTGAAAAAGGTATGAAAATTAGGTGAGTACACTGTTGACCCAGTAACATACGACATAAGTCTACTGCATGGTCTAAGTCGCATTCGGCTATCCTGTGAGAAAGTTTGTTGATGAAGTATGCTGCCGAATCAAAGTATGACCGGTCAGTTACAAAGCTGTCTTCTCCCCTGAAAGCTTTATTACGCAGGTTGAGTACTTGCATATCCTGAGCAAATACTGTACTGGCATCTTGCTGAATCATATCAGCATGAGGCATGTCTCTTGTTTCAGGTACCAAGTCCGAATATGACCCGGATATGAAAGGTATCTTTAACATATCCGCTACTTCCTTGGCAATGGTTGTTTTTCCAACCCCAGAAACACCGGTGAACATAATTTGATATTTCCTACCGTTATACATAATGTTGTAGTTTTTTGAAAGGTTCCAAAAAATCGGGTATCTTGAAAGACCTTAAGTTAAACTTGTCAAGTACCATGAATAACCTGTCTTTCCTTATATTATTAGTACATCCTTTTACCCAAGGGACTTTCTTGATAGGATGAAGAGTTAATGCGGTTCTCAAGTCTATAAGAGACTTGTTCTTCTTGTATAATTCTTCTAGCTGGTCCCTTTCAATGCCCTTGAATTCTGCTCCTTTTGCATCTATGAAGTCTGCTATGCTCCCATATTGTTTCAGGAAAGCCTTAGTCTTCACTTCTCCCATACCATAATAACCAGGTATATCATCCGATTTATCTCCATTAAGTATTAGGTAGTCAACGCATTCCTCAGCAGAGTAACCCATTATATCCTTACAGGTTTGACTAAGGATTAGGGTATCTTTGTTAGGATTGAATATCTTGACTCTTTTGTCTAGTAATTGACAGAAGTCTTTGTCAGAGGATATTATGAGAGATTTACCCGGATGGTTTATTGCCAACCAAGCAATGTAGTCATCAGATTCATATCCCAAGCCTTTTCTATCGATAATCATCTGAACTCCGAGTAACCTTAGAATCCTTCTCAACAATGATAATTGTTTATTGAAGTCCTCGTAATCCATACTTATCTTACTCCTGTGTGCTTTGTAACCCTCGAGTAGACCATTACGGAAATTAGACTCTTTGCTCTCATGAGTATCGAATGTAATTACTACATGGCTTGGTTTAAACCGAGTTAAGTATGAACCGAGGATTCTTAAGAACCCGTACACCAACCCGGTACCAGCTCCGTTATTGGCTTTAAGATTCTTAAACTTATGGTATGAACGGTGAGCAAGGTTACTCCCGTCCACTACCATGAGCATCCTCGGTTTTCTACCCCTCGTCCGGGATGTATTCGTCTTCTTCTGCATCTTCAGATTCTATTTGAGATTCATAGTCTAAGTCTGCATCAACAGGGAACATGTTTCGTGTAATCTTCTTGAGCTTTCGCTTAGTGGTTCCTATGGTATTTATTCCGGCAGCCTTTAACAGCTTTTTCCTTAACTCACCATCTTCCTCGATTAACCTATGGAAAGCCTCTTCTCCTCGACACAGTTTCTTTCCTTCGAACATATATGTTCCACCACCGAGCTTCTCTATTACTCCAGCATCCTCTAAAGACTCTTCTAACCAGAAGTATCTGTCAAAGCCAACTTCGTGATACTTTGGGTTAAAATATATAGGAGCTTTGGATATAGTTTCCCGAGGAGGAGATACCTTATTCTTTTTCATCTGAACAGTTACATATTTACCTGCTCGTCTTTCCTTACCCTTATACTTAATCTTGAGAGTCTTACCGGAATAGAAAACTAACCGGATTGAAGCATAGAACTTGAGTGCTGCTCCGCCGGGAGTTGTACTGGTATCTTGACCAAAACCTGCGCCCAGTTTACTGCGCAACTGATTGATACATACCATGGTTACTCCGAGTCGATAGAACAATTCGTTCCTTATTCGGAACATCTTGTAGATTTGCTTTGCCCGGTTTCCCATCTCGGCCTTGCTATCCGCCATCTTTGCATCAATGGCTTCTATAGAATCCAGAGCTGCTATGGAGTCTATCACAACTATGATAGGCTCATTATTAGTTAGCTTTGACCTCCAGTATATGGCTAAATCAGCAATAGCATCCGAAATAGTTTCTATTCTGGTATCATTTAATACTGTTACTCGTTCAGGGTCCAGACCATTTTCCTCTGCCCATGAATTCATCCATGCTTGTTCTGCATCCACCCATATTACATGACCCCCGAGTTGTTGTGCAGCATAAGCAAAGTTGTAAGCTATCAGGGACTTACCTGAGGATTCTTCTCCCATGATTTCAATTATCTTCCCGAACGGTACACCACCACCCATTTGATAATTGAGAGCAAAGAATGTGGATGGAATCCATAGTCCATGGTGATTTATAGTACTGGCCTTGAACTGGAGAGATGACCCATATTTTTTGAGTATCTCATTCTGTGTTGGTATCTTAAACTTTTTGCCTCCCGATTTTCGGGTAGCTTTAGGTTTTCTTGCCATACTTGTAATTTATAATATGAAAAGAGTGGGATATAAACTATACCCCACTCCTACTTTAGGTATATATCTAGAAAATCTTAGATATCACTCTTATATTTTCCCTTTTTCTTTTTCTTGTCCACTAGCTTGCTTTTGGAAGAGGACTTCTTACGTGGTCTTTCATCCTCATCGTCATCATCCCCCTCATTGAGGAATGAAGCCAGCTTCTCCTCGAGTTCGTCGTAGGAAAGGATATTTGCCCGGATTGCTTTCTCCAGGTCTACCTCTCCCCGATACTTCTTGTCCAGCTTGGTTTTCTGGCATGGTGATACCGAATAACTGGTATCATTCTTACCGGTACCAGTACGGGTGATTTTGATATCGTATCCCTCTACGGGGTCGGTCATATCTCCCCAGTCCTCTTCATCGAGGTAAAGGTCGATAATATCCTGATATACCGAACGGGGTACCATCATGGGTTTATCTACCCGGTCTGGGTCAATTTCCTTACCCTTGGTATCTTTGTACCCGAGTACCCCGATGAGATACTTTCTCTTCGGTACCAATTTCGATGCCAATGCCTTATCATCGGGGTCATCAGAGTTCTTAAGCTCCTGGAACTTCTCCATGAAAGGACATGGCTCATCGAAAGTAGCCGGAGATATAATACCCCCCTCCTTTGGTCCAAGATAGAATTGAATAATCTCGATTCCCAATTCCTCATCTGCACCTCTGGACTTAATACGTACTCGGGTAGTTCCCTCTTTCGGATAGATTATTCCACCACCCCCACTACGCTTTTCCAGGTCCTTCTTCCTGGCAAGCATCTTTTCTCGGGTAGTCATTACACTGCCCTTTTTCTTGGTTGTTTTTTCTTTTTTCATGGCTTTATTTATTGGTTTCGATATAAAGTATCTCGTTCAGAGATAATATAGTTGTTACTTGATTGGGAAGGTCTACTACATCCAGTTCTTTACCAGCATACAGACCGTAGGTAACTACTGCTCCAACCTGAAGACCGGGATATTCTTCCTGCTGTTCATCAGTTATGGGTCCTACCTGAATTACTACACCTTTGCGTGGTACTGTGTCCTTATCGTGTTCCTGAGGGATATAAAGTCCTCCTTTTGTTTTGGTATCTGCCGTTACTACCGGAGATATTATAAGTACCCGACTTCCTGTAGGAGTTCCCAAACCTTTCAGTTTACCATTCAACTCCTTTGCTTCTTTGACCGAAATAAGGTCTAACTCAATTCTTGACATATTTACTGTTGTTTACGTAAGTTTGCTGATACAGTTCTTAAAATATTCTCTCGTGATTCGTAAGCTTTACATATACTTATCATTTTACTCGCATTGTACTCAGCCTTCATATATCTTTTCAATGCTCCCTGATAAGCTTGGTTGTTCTCTGCTTTATGAGCTGCTGCGTCATTGTTTACATTACCTGATTCTTTATAGTAAAGCCATGCCTTACTATAAGCCTGATCTTTTGCCTTTTCAAGTTTATCCCTTTTATATATAAGCCTATCCCTTACCATCACCAATAGAGCATAATTAGATGGACTTCTACGTAAAGACTGATTGACCAGGTTCTCATCAATCATGAGTTCCTGGTCTAAATCAATCTCATAGGTTTTCCCTTGAAATAGAATCTTTAGTGTGTTTTTCTTAATCTGGGATAGACGTACTATCTTTTGCCTTTTTTCCATATAACACCTCTTTCACTGAAGTATTTATACATGGTCATAATGCTTATTCCATATTTGACCTTTATCTGTAGGTTACTCATACCACTCTCATAATCTTCTATCATCTTATTTATAGACTCCTCACTCAACTTAGGGCTTGGTATATTAAATCTACCGTCTCTTATACATTGTTGAGTATTCTCTTGGTTAGTACACCAATATAGATTTTCTACTTTATTATTTTCTCGATTATTATCCTTATGACCCACACACGGTTTATTATCTGGGTTTGGAATGTAGATTAAAGCTACCAACCTATGTATATTAAACGTATACTTAATCCCCTTATTATTTCTTAGGCTTACTATCAAGTAACCATTGTTCTTCTTTCTCTTAGCCATTTTCCTCCAAGTAACTCTATCTCTATACTTAGAGTACACATTACCTTCTCGAGTAACATGGTAACAATCAAAATCTGGTATATTACCTTTCATACATTCTCTTCCTAAACTCTCTCTTATTTTTCTCTATCTCTTCTGGATATAACTTAGGATAATCTTCTATTTCAATACCTTTGAACTTACGATGTTCCTCTAAGTACTCATCAGGATTAAAATCTGGTTCAAGCATTTTCCTATAATCATATCCAGGAATAAAAGGTAGTTCCTCTGCCATAGAACGCCCGATAACGAAGTCCATTGACATACTTACGTCGTCTATCTGGAAGTTGAAGTATTCTTTAGTATTTGGGTTACGGCAAGTTTCCCAAATCTCGTATACTACCCAGGTATTTATATATTCGGGACTTACCAAGTAATAGGTAGCATCATGAACATTACAAGTCTCTTGCATAAATGGTAACTTACCTTGCCTCATTTTCCAATAGTTTAGGATTGAAGCGAATAAGTTCATATCTGATGCAGCTGATTGACATGGCATATTAACCGATAATCGTACTGCGTATGCTGCTTCCTGCTCGTTATCTGAATATACCTGGGGTAACCTTCTCTTCCTACCGAACAAAGATTTAATATATCCATGCTTTATCAGGACCTTCTCCTGGTTAATCATGAACTTCTTAATCTTCGGGTGCTCCTGGAAGAACTCATTCAACTGTTGTTGAGCTTCATCTGGTGTTACGATAATACCAGCTTTTGGGTCAGATAGTTTAACTGCAAGCAGTTTCTTCTGAATACCATAGATAATACCAAAACATATCTGCTTTGCCTGCTTCCTTCGGTTTTTCCAAAGCTTATAATCTGGATGTTGTTCATCACTATAAGCCTTGTTTGCTTCCTCATACGATATACCATACTTATTTGCGGCAATAGCAAGGTGAGGGTCCTGGCCCTTGGCAAATGCTTCAAGATAAGTCTCATCCCCTGAAAGGTGTGCCATGATTCTTAACTCTGCCTGAGAGTAGTCAAGTGCCATGTATAGTTTCCCTTTGGGAGCTACCAACTGTTTCTTGATATTAGCATCTACCGAAGTCTTAGGTATTTGTTGGAGGTTAGGTTCAGAACTACTTAATCGGCCAGAAGTAGTACCAATGATTTTGAATTGTCCGTGAATCCTGTCATCATCCTGAACTTTATCATGCCATCCCTCAATATAGGTTGTATACATTTTCTTTAACCCTCTCAACTCGAGAAGATTATCCAGGAAGATTGCTTTGGGACTTTCAGGGTCTTTAACCGTTAATCGAAGTTCTACCAACGTATCCTCATCAGTACTTGGCTTATCAGTATCACGATTGGTTTTCTTATCTTTAGTATATTTTATTACTGGAAAGTTGAAGCCCTTTTTGGAATATAATAACAAAGGTAAGTCAATTGGACTACCAAGATTTACTTCTCGGGTTAATTCCAGTTCCTTTTTAGTAGTGAATACACCAGCCCTTATATTGGATATCTTCTGTTCCCTGCTTGCTATTTTCCGTGCGTCCTTTGGGTTATGATAATCCAGGTCTTCAAGTTCACTTTCAATAGATGCAAGGTACTTGCTTATTCTTTCTTGGACAAGCCATCTAGAGAATTTTTTCACTCGTGGAAGATTCAAGCAATTAGAAGTTGCTTGTTCAATCTTTGGCTTATAAGATTCAAGCAATTCCTGATTGAATTTCCTATCGAGGTATAATCCGGTTTTTTCAGCATGCTGCAATACCCTAGAAGCTGGCATAATCAAATGCCTAAACAAGGGGTACATGCCAATCTCTATTAGCTTACTTTCAAAGAACATAGCTAACCTAAGAGTATAATCGGTATCCTGACAACCATACTTGCATAATGGTTCCAATGGTTTCTTATCCCAAGGTATCTTGTCGAACTTCTCTGCCTTCTCGTAGTCGCCATGCTCTGGTAGATACCTTCTAACCATTGATTTCAGGTCATTAGGTTTCTCTTCATTTAGAAGATACTTCATAAGCATTCCATCCAGAACAGTACCTCTAACATATATCCCATATAACTCGAATATCTGAAGGTCAAACTTCAGATTCCATCCCACTTTAGTTACATTGAGATTCTCAACCACCTTTCTACCAAAATACTTTAACCAACGTTTCCAATGAGGGTTTTCATATTCATGGTGACATAAAGGTATTGATACACCAGAACCAACTTGAAAGGTTATGGATAATATTGTTGGTTTAAAGGTTTTATTATAAATACCTTCGGCATTTGTCTCGAAGTCTACAGAAGCTATGCCTGTTTTCAGGCAAGCTTTCACAAGCCGTTTGACTTGTGAGAAACTTTTGATTATGTCATATCTTGACTCCATGTTTATTCTTATTATATGCAGTATAGAATAGATTTTTACATGACCCTAAGTCTGATGTATTCTTTACTACTTGAAAGATACCGTTCTTTACTCTTTTTATATACCCTGCTCTACAAAGAAGACAGCATAACCAATATAAATATGCTGTCTTAGCTCCTGTACTTTGTAAGTAAGTATACCTAAATGTCTGACCAACTTCTTTATTTTGTAGAAGTTTTATCAAGTTATATATAATGTCTCCTTTCATAAGAATTATAAAATCATGTACTCGGAGCGGGAATCGAACCCGCACGACCATTACTGGTCACAGGATTTTAAGTCCGGCGTGTCTACCTATTTCACCATCCGAGCTTTTATAAAAAGGGGAGATGAGCGAAGAACAGTAACTCATCTCCTAATGCTATAGCCTTCGACTTTAATTATGGGATTTTGGTATCTCGTACCAGTTTATTGCCCATTGCTAGCTGGAGGTCGTATCTCCTGTTATAACCCAGCTATAGCCCTGTACGGAAGACAGGATTCGAACCTGCGACCCCTTGCTCCCAAAGCAAGTACACTAACCGGACTGTGCTACTTCCGTAAATTAGGTACCAGTCTATATCCCTACCGTCCAGTACCTGGGAATGAATCAGGACTCGTTGTCCACAGCGCAAAGTAAAGATTCATTAGTGGACCCAGAGGGGCTTGAACCCCCGACCTTCGGATTATGAGTCCGCTGCTCTAACCAACTGAGCTATGGGTCCGGTTGAAGGTAACGGCCTTTACTACTAATCTCGGTATGACAGAAAAGAAACTAAGACCAATTACCGTTACCTTCTTTGTTACCTTAATTCGGTCTGGATAGAAGTTTTTAGTTTTACCCAGTCCTTTTTATAACTATGCAAACTATCAATAGTATGATAGAGATAACCAGGTTTGATACCCACTTCTCTAGCTACGTATTCCATTAGTTTCCATGCCAAGTATACATCATTTCCAAAATGAGTTACAAAATCGGATGACCTTTGGTGATAACAAATATTCAGTTGCTTTTCACCCCTTGCGTTCTCCCGGATAAGGAAGTCGTAATACATAGAGCATGGTATACGCATCTTACCATCCAGGTTTTCGGCATCAGAACATTCTACCTGCCCATCTTCACCATAGATATTAAGTATGGCTTTACGGGTATCATTATCATCCTTGAGCAGACCTATGACAGCCTGTAACTTGGTCATTACAATCCCATTATACCTTACTACCTCATTCATTCTCTCCGAATAGGTGTAGTCGAAGTACTTACCATCTACCAGGAACTCTTCCCATATTTCGGGACGCAATTTCCATGCTTCACCCGGGTTAATTTGTCCCGGGTGTATTCTTTCCTGGAACTCAGCCTCTGCCCAATCTTTAGATTTGGTGAATACAAATAAAGGGGCCGGGTCTTCCAGGTGAGTCAAACAGTATTGCTCGCATATAAGTTCTTTGGTAATGAAGTCATCTTTACCTTCGATAACTTTATTCTGATAGGTACGGGGTTTTACCTCATTACCCATCTCATACAAATTTCTTGCCGTCTCAGACATCAATTCGTAAGGATTTGAATATATTCTCATATCATCTTTGTTTGAATAGTTTTACACAATTCCCAATAGTTACTCTACTAACGTTATATCTAATTGATAATTTTCTCATAGTGTACTTTCCAGTTCTGTATAAAGATTCAATCTCCTTACGTTGATTGTAAGTTAATTTTGACATAGGATGATTTTCGCCCTTTAGTCCTGGACCTTTACCAGGTTTATATGTAGTTTTTATACGCCCATCTCTGAAGGCCTGTTTAATATTGTCAGACCCAGTACCCCACTTTAAGTTGATTACTTGGTTGTTATGTATATCGTTGTCCAAGTGCATAACTATTGGTAAATTATCTGGGTTTGGAATGTAAGTTAAAGCTACTAACCTATGTATAAAATACCTTTTACCATCATATAATCTAACTCTTAAGTACCCAGTACTATTGGGTCTATCTATTAAAAATACTTTTAAGTGTTTGTCCCATACTTTACCCGTAGTATATATCCTATACCTACCATTAAATCCAGGTAAAGTTAGATGACTTCTCATTGTTCGTGATTTTTAATATATTTTCTTATAGATTTTAGTAGTTCTTTTAGGTCCTGAATATTCATGTTGGGAAGACCTACCCAATGATAAGCATTGATACATACAGATAACTCTATGTCCCTGCCATTCCTATCAGGATATTTACCCTTGGATATCTCTACTCCAAAATAGAGTTTATCTTTCCTCTCGTACTTCACTTAGATACCTCCTTATCTTTCTTTTAAGTTGCCTTAAATCCTTTACACTGATATTGGCCACGGTATTAAATAACCACCCATCATCCGTGGAGAAAGTTATATCTATATCTCCTCCGAGTTTACTGGTGTAAGGAGATTTCTTTACTTCTATTTCATTGCATTGATATTTGCAATTCAATAGACTTCCCTATCTTAGAATGGTAGCCAGTCTTCACTACCGAGTGTACAATCCTTTGCCAGGGTTTTGGGATATTTGAACAACTCAGGTCTGAGTACTTTCAAAGCTCTTTTATGTACCTTATACTTTATCTTGTCAGGGTCTACTTTAAGTAGATACTTCAACCGCTCATACCAGTTACCATCATATATACCAAGCTTATCACTAAGCTTTAATAGGTCTTCATGAGCATGATACATTAGTAATACCGTATCATCATTGAATATCTGACTGAAGTGTATTGATACATGGAATTTATGTCCAGTGGGGAATAAGTATTCTCCTATCCTTTGAATCAGTAGTAGGTCACAGATAAGTCTTTTAGTTACCTCGGATGCCCTCATGAATACCGTTATCATGGGGTAATCCATGCCTGCTTTCTTTGATACAGTTAGAGACAATAAGCAATTCTTACCATGAGCATGCTTATTGTCAAACTGATAGCCTATGTTAAATATCTTCCTTGAGTTTAAGGCTTTTACTACTTCCTGTCTTAAATCAATCAGACCATTTTCATCCACATAGTTTGCTACCAGAGACTTCCATTTAGCCGAAGTGTAGTTGAAGTGCCTACCAAAATCAAATTCGGGGTCTACCAGAGGTTCTTTAATATAAATGACTAAATCATTTAAGTACTGTGCTTTACCAATTCTTTCAATATCCAAACCGGGGGTATTGAACAGGAATAACCTGTTGAGTCCCTCCCAAGCTTTCATACTTGTTTTGAACTGCAACAGGTTATTCTTTAACTTGAACTTACTCATCGGCTTCAGGAGTTAATTCACCGTCTTCCATATCATCTTCCTCTGAAGAAGAGAATGATATTAACTTCTTCCTTTTCTTTTCCCCACTTTCCTCAAGCTTTAGTTTGAGACCATACTTTTCTGTAAACTTTAAGTAGGTCTTTTTTATCATATTACGCTTGAGGATAGATGGGCATACCTCGGGTAATGGGATACCATCCCAATCTCCAATTTCTAAGGCCGAGGCTAACATAGATTTCTGTTTATACCCCAAATCTCTCCTTAATACCTTGAAAGCTCTGAAACTGTTACCATAGGTTTTATAACCTGCTTCATCACTTGTCATAAGTTTTTTGAGAGATTTACGTATCTTCTTTCTACGTACCTCATCACTACAGTTTTCTTTCAAAAACTCCTTTATGTCCTTGCGATTCTGATATAACAGTATGGTAGTATCATTTGCCCAAGCCGCTTTGATAACCAACTTTAACGAGAAGTTATCATGGCCATATATATACTGACCCATACGACAGAATAACAGTATATCTATTGGTAACCTTGTAACTATCTCTGAAGAACGTAGTATTACAGTTATCTCGGGGTTTTCCACTCCAATCTTACGAGAGAATATACCACCAACTAAGCAACCTTTGCCACTACCATGATTGTCAGCAAAATGGAACCCAATGTGATAATTCCTGTTTACTGTCTTATTCTCTTCTAACTTCCTTATCATCAGTTTAGCCTGGTCAAGCACATCCAAATCAAGGTAGTTAGTAATCAGCCCAGTCCACTTGGTCATGGTATAACCAAACATCTTACCGAAGTCGAAGTCTGGGTCGAATTTAGCATCAGCTATTTCTACCATCAAGTCGTATGTAAAAAGAGAATCGGTTAGGTTATAACCAACTCCCTCACAAAACCAGTCTGGTTTCTTGATTAAGAAGTTTTCCAGTATCTTTTCCCAAGCTTCGATTGGGTTATTCGCTTTTACCAAATTCATACTAATACTTCGATTTTTGACGGAACACATTGATATGGTTCTTCTTAAAATAGATGTAGAATACATCATCTGAACCCATACCTATCCATCCCAAATATCCGCAGAAGTAAATGAAGGCCTTCACTAATTCTGACTGATACTTTAACTCCTGAGTCATTACCTGGGATTGCTTCCATGGTTTATTCTTCAGGAAGTTACGAGCAATGTTCAGATGATGGGTTATCTTCCATAACAGATATGGGTAGTTTACTGAGTACTCCACATGATTGAAGTATCTACCTCCCTCGAGTAACTTTGTGTTATAATCCAGATGTGTTTCCGAATCCATGTTCTCATACCACTTAGTTAGGTCTGTGGCATTGTTATGAAATATAACACTGATATCGCCTTCGTCCATTATCCACATTACTCCAAGATTCATGGCTGTACGCAGGATATCGTCATGGTTCTTGTTTAATGAATCTACTACTGATTGAGTACAATTGTTGTCCTTTACCCACTTCTCCATATATGCCATAATATCTTCTGGCTGTATATTGGCATATATTAACAGTTCTATAAAGAAGTGGATAGCATCCGCATTCTCTTCGTTAGCATTCTGCAGATTATTGAGTATCTCGGTATACTCTATGCAATCTCCTTGGGTTTGTACCAACTTTGCATGATTGGCTTCGAATAAAGCTCTAACATTTTCAAAAGATTCATACCCCTCGGATAACTCCTCAATAACCCGAGCAGTAAAGTCCTTCAATAGGGTTTGAGAAGCCTTTGTATTGATGTCTACCGGATATTGTGGTAACCCCTCTATGCCTATATACCCAGACAAGAGGTTCTTTTGCATTTGATATATCTCTTCTAGATACTTATAGTCGGGAATTATACCCGGTTCTTCTTTAATGTCTCTGCTATCCATGGTCTTACTTATTATCGTGTGCACCAAATCCCTTATCTCCTCTTGTTCCCCAGTTCTTTGCTTTCTCTTCATACTCCTCATTGGTAATCTCTTTCGGTGTTGAGAGTATGATGGGAACGTGTACGAATTGCATTATCTTTTTATCTTCCCATAAAGGTATGTACACGGGTTCATTTGAGGCATTCTGAATACCTATGTGCATTTCTCCTGTGTATGGGCTATCTACTATCTCGGCAGTAAAAGTCAACCCATCTTTAGTAGCAACTCCTGATTTATTTGCTGCCATTAGCATAGATTCCTTGGGATTGATAAGAACTTTTATTCCGGATGGTATTAGTACTCTTCCACCAGGACTGATTTCTACATATATCCCATTGGTTTCTATACTCCTGAATTTCAGACTGCCATTGCTGAACATTCTACGATTGATACCAGTGAAATCCCTCTCGTGTTTTTCTCCCACCTTTAGTATATCATCCATGTATAACTTTGGGATGTAGAAATCCAGACCTGCATCCCCATCATTTGCTCGGTTTGGGGATTTAACATCTCTAATCTTTGTGAACTCTAATTGTACCATGTTATTTACTGTTGAATTTACGATAAATGTCTCTTGCTTCTTTTCGTGATAACTCGAACTTACTCTGAAGCTTATCGAGTATTTCCTTCTTACCCAGTTTTTCTCTTACCAATTTACGGTAGTACTTTTTACAACCTTCTATATCTACCAAAGGTTCCAAATCCTTGAACTGAGTTTCTGCTTCCAGCTCTTTACGAGTCTTACCCATAAGAGCTGTGAACTTAATACAACAGAGTTCGGAATCTCCGCACATCTTACATTCCTGGGTTGAAAGGTCATAGTGTTTACCGAAACAGGGATCTTGTCCTGAACCAAGTTTGGTGATGTCTATAGGTTCAAGAATATCCCCAGTCTCTAACTCCTTCCTTACTTCCTTTAACTTGTCTTTCTTTTTCTTCGCCATATATTTGAGAGTTTGATATCAAGTGATAGTTAATAGGTATTTCAATGTCATTGATGTAGAATAGTATATGCACTAACTTTCTGGTTCACCATTATACGTGCGTGCGTATTTAAAGCTTTAGCTTAAGTTAATACTTACTAAGTAAGTTAAGTATAAGTTTATATAGCTTTAGCTATATAAACCTCTATTAGTATTTAGTATACTAAATACTAATAGAGTTATAAGTGTGGGTATATACGTGCGCATATATGCGTATTACCCTTCCACTCTGATTACCTTTAATTTTTCTTTCTGATAATACATTCGTCTATGGTTACCATGTCTCTTTAGATAATTACCCGGGAATTGAAGGTCGTCAAGATAGGCTTTTTTCTTGTTCATGTGAGTTCGTGCAAGACGTCCCAATATCTGTATGGATTTTTCATTAGAATCCATTGATGCAGTATTCTGCAGATATTTTAATTCAGGGAAGTTTTGACCTCTAGAAATAATCGTGGTAGCTATTAGTATATCGATTTTACCTTCTCTAAAAGCTTGTAGAATTTCATCACGCCCTTTGGTATTATGATGTACATATTGTATGTTGTATTGATTCCCGAGATGTTTAGCATAATACCGATAAAGATTTTCACAATGACCTATAAACTTACATACTACCAAAGCTGGTAACCTCTTTCTACCAATGTTATACTTGGTACGGTCAAGGGATAGTTTCCAAGCTTTAACATTATCTGATATCACTTCCTTGTATTCTGTTGGGTAATCCACATCTTTAGAGTATTTAAAGGGAGCATATACCAACTTGCAAGTAATAGGAGTAGAATACCCTTTCTCTATCATATCACTTAATTTTATCTGGTTAACCTTATCACCAATAAATGACATGATATTCAGGTTATGTATTAACTTCTTCTTCTGATTACTCATGTAGATGGTACCACTCAAACCTACTCGTATTCTAGAGTTATACAGATGTTGTATTACTGTTTTATATGTTTTATTATCTATCACGTCAGCCTCATCTATAAGTACCATGTCTATTTCTGAAAGGAACTTCTGATACCTATTTATATTACCTGCCAGAGATTGAACCATACAAACATTAAAGTTACCCCACTCACTGCATTTACTACCCTGGATAAATGCTACCTTTTCTCCCGGTAATAACTCTGGAATCTCTTTCTTGAACTGCTTAAACAAGTCGGCACTGTTCAACAATAAAACAGTTTTCAATTTCCTCTTGAAAGCCTGGTGTAATCCACAGAACACCAAAGTCTTTCCGAAATTAACTGCCAAATCAGATGCACAGATAAGAAAAGGAGTATCTCCAACTCGGTTATTTAGAATCTTTTCTAGAGCTTCTTTTTGTACTTCCCGTAATTCTTTATCTCCAAGTATTGTTGGAATTACTGGTTTAACTCCTAACTGGGGTCTATTATCTATGATTTTAACCTCCTGTCCCGTTTTAAGGCATTCATTGTAAACCCTATTTAGAAGACCTATTTTGAATTGCCCATAATCAGAGATATATTTTACGTAACCATCCCAGTTCTTTGCCCTGCTATACATCATTATATGCCAAGCGTCCGGATGTTTAATCCGGAACATTTCATACAACTTGTTTGTGAACTTAGCTGGGCCAGATAATTCACAAACATTGCAGTTCTTTATGGTTATAGTTATCATACCTTATTTCTTGAAAGCATCCCAATCTACATGTTCTGATTTAGGCCGAGATACTATATTAAATCTTGCCATGTAATTAATAACTCTTTGTCTAGCCTTGTCATTCGATAAATCTTCTATCTTAGGTATTCCATTACAGAATTCTAAAGCATAGAACTGAGCTTGAACAAAGGTTTCATAGTCAACTCCAACTTCATCAGCTAATTTTCTGGCTCTTACAAACCATACATACTCTTGAGGGTTTTTATCGTAAGTATTATCAATCCCTATTCTGTCAAGAATCTCTTTAGTATAATATTCATATACTTCTCGGGTATACTGGGGAGCTGAATCTTCTTTTACTTCTCTATCTGCTTCGTATACATCCATAATCCAATTCACCCTCTGATGTAACCAATTAGCACAGAAGTTATAGTTAACCCTCTTTGCTTGAGACATGAGCTTAATACCAGTTGTTACAAACTCTATATATCCTTGACGAGGTTCAAACCCAAACTTTTGACAGAACTCGTTTACAACAGGTACTAATTCTTTTACTGATGCCCATTGTAAATCTGTTTGCTTTATTTTAGTTACTCCGATGTGTTTGAGTTGGACTCTAGTAGAATATATGATATCTGCTAATAAGTTTGCATCTCCTATACTTCCTGAAGCTCTACGAACAGCTTGAGTTTGTACCCTTTTATCCTCTCCTACCACTGAACGATGGTCCAAAGAGTATTGCCTGGCTTTAGTGAAGAACTCATCTACGAATTCTTCAGATACTCTACCCCCCATTTCCTTCCATAATTTACGGAATAAAGTTTTAGAGATATGTATAGAAGGTTCTCGTTGTGCCATTATAATTTTAACTGTGATTTTATAGTTAAAAGTTCTTGATAAGTCTGATATGTCGTCTCTCGTACATATTCTAAAGTCCTCTGTTTACCCAGTGAATTGACATCCTCATTATCCGGGAGGAATACTACCTTTACCTTTTTGAAGGGCACCAACTTAAATGCCAAATCTAATGCTTTATCTTTAGCATCAGGGTCAATCAATATTATAAACTTCTCTACTTGGCTCTTGATAAACTTGTTTACTTGCCATCTTGAAACTGCCTTACCTCCGGTTGCAATTCCATTCTCCCCCAAAGTTTCAGCATTGATTGCACCCTCACAAATATAAACGGTTCGGTATATTTCTAGAGCATCCGCATTATATATAATAAAACTCTTTCCCAAACCCGTTACATCTACTTCTGGGTTGTTATATTTGGGACCAGCGCCCATATATAATCGAGCATTGAAATAAGTTAATTGCCCATGCTCTGTAAATGGGATAATGATATATCCAAGATACTTACCTGTGTTACAATATCCCCATCCTTTACGAGCTAACTCTTCTATCTTAAATCCCCGTTTCTTAAGGTAATTCCTGGCAGACCTTGCCAATAGAGAAGTGCCCATAGATATGTTCTTGAATCCCTCTGGGAGGAAGAACTCTTTCTTACCTTTTAACTCAACCTTCTCTTCTTTGAATACATATCCAGAATAATCTCCTGATTCGAGTATAGATAGTACTTCTTGAAAACTATCTGTACTCTCCAAATACATTACCAAACTTATAGGAGAAGGATGTTCACCACACTTAAAACAATTACATCGATTGTTTGAAAGGTTGATACCAAACTTCTTTTCTCCTCCACAGTAGGGACAGTCTGACTTCATCCACCCCTTACGATAATCGAAGGCCTTCAACTTATATCTAAAATATTCATGTAAACGACCTTTAGTATGGTTATTTAGTCTCATATACTATCCTCCTAATAACTGAATGTGCTCTACCATATTTACGGCTTAACTTTTGTAGAGTGGTATTTCCTTTCAAGTATTCGGCTTTTATTTTACGTCTAATCTCTATACTCAAAGGAGTTTTACCTCTGGGTTTGAATCTACCATCTCTTATACATTGTTGAGTATTTTCTTTATGAGTACACCAGTATAGATTTTCTACTCTATTGTTAGTTCTATTATTATCCTTATGACCTACACATGGTAAGTTATCGGGATTAGGTATCCAAGTTGTAGCTATAACCCTATTCAATCTATTGGTCTTTTTTCTTAGATGTACCTGTAAATATCCGAATATCTTATGAGGGTTAGTAGATAGCCATCTATGTAATTTAGTGGAATATACTCTACCGTCGAATGAAGCCAAATATTCTGGATAGTTTGGTATAGGCTTTACTTTAACACCTTTTATATTGCTGTTAAGTCTCATATCGTAAACGAAAATACCCGACCATGAATAACATAGCCGGGTAATTATTACTTATTAACTGGTAACTTCTGACATAATTCAGGAACTAGATGATGGATTATATATCCTCTACGAATCTTCGTTAATTCTGCTCTGGCTTCTTCTAACCTTAGGAAAGAATTCTTATAAGGTACTTCATACCTATCTATGTCTTCATACCCCATAGTCCTATGGTTGGGAGTAACCTTATTCCAATTTATAGAAGCCTTTTCTGAAGAGATGGGTACCCACTCACGGAAGAATACTCCTAAACTATACCTCTCTTCAATTGGACATACAACTTGATATCTGTTACCTGGTTGCCTTCTTAAACATATCTCTTTGGAAGCTCTCCTACGAAATATCTTCAATAATCTTACATTCATAACTACATGTGTTCAGTAGCTTGGAATACGCCAATATGAATATTATAATGACAGTGAGGGCAAGTGATGCACTCTTCTCCATTATGATCTGGACCATAATTTAAATCCAAGAATACTTCCTTCTCATTGAAAGCTACCTTGGAATTACAATTTTTACAAACTGTAGTCCTCTCCTGAATTTTAAGAGGCTCTGTAGTAATAACTCGTGCCATACAATTTTAATTATTTAAGGTTTAACTAAATATCACCTGAGGTTTTACTTCTCTTTTCTGGGTCTGCGTTGGGATTACTTACCCTTTTCTTTTTCTTAAGTAAATCATCTACCTGTTTACCCATGGACTCATCATATTTTGCTCGGGCTTCTTTAGAGAACTCCTTCATACGTTGTCTTTCTGGGTCCATATTAAACATTACCCGACCATTTGGAACTCCATCACGTTGAACTACAACTTCCATTCTCATGATATTATGTTCCTCCTCATCTTGAGTAGAATTTAATCCCATGACGCATTTTGCATTTCTTATTATAGAAATAGCTGATGCTATATCATTATCCTCGTATCGGGTTTCTTGATGCTTAGCTCCTTCTCTGGTAACATGTTGGGCAGTCCATACAGCATCAAGTCCCAACTCATCACCCATATTATCAATATCTATATATACATTGTTAATACGTTCTACATCGTCCATATCTCGAGCAATAGAAGCTAATTTTGCAGCGTAGTCAATCATTATGACATGGACTTTGATACCTTTCTCGGTTTCCAGTTTCCTGACCAAGTTCATAATGGTATTACAATCTGCAATGGTTGCAGGTACACGCTCCACAATAAACTCAACCCCAAGTCGTTTATATTTACGCATGTGCCTTTGCTCCATTTTATCATAATCACCGGTTAACATCTCCCTCTTAGTTTTATTTAGGGTGGACTGAATCATACGGTCCATTAACTGGTTTTTACCATTTTCGGTATCTATGTAAAGAACATTCTTTTTCATAGCCAGATATCCCCGAGCAACATTGATAAGTGCAAAAGTCTTTCTTCGTTTGGGACGGTCAATTAAAACGAAAAGAGAGTTCTTGGGATATCCATCTCCATTACCCAACCTATTCAACTGCCAAAATGGAGTGGGAACTACATCTGGGTCAACCTTTCGCATAAGTTGTCGCATTGCAGTTCCACTAACCATTAACAAAGGTTCGTCCTTCTTTTGGGGTTTTGAACTTTGTAGAATCTTAGTTAGTTTAGCTTGATAGGTTTCGTAAGAATTGTAATCAGAGAAGTCCATACCTTCATTTAAGGCTTTCAATTCAATGTAGGCAATAAACTTGTGTATGTTCTCCAGAACAATATCTACATCTTTTAGAGGCTTATTATAAAGTTCAGATATTAAACTATGAATATTAGGGATATCATCCTTGGTAACTAAGTCTACATAATCCTTACCTTCTAACAAAGTTTTAACCTGCTCAACCATTAAGACCTCACTTGGTATTCGTTGATATTTCTTTACGAATTTTACCAAGGCCTCTACTACTATTGAGTGTTCAATTAAAGTAAAGTACCCAGGTTTTATCTTTGTAACATATAGAAGAGCTTCCTTCCCTTGTACCAAAAACCTAAGTACTTCTAATTGAAACTCGATAGAGAACGTAAACTTGTCACAGGAGTTTAACCTCTTCTTTACCCTATTTTGTTTCATATATTATATAATATTCATGAGTGTATAATCAATAGTATCTGCTAGATAATATAGTTCTCCAAGCTCATCTTTGAACATACTTGAACACAGACGGTGAAATAATTTTGATAAAATTCATACAAGTTGTTACTTTATTATTTATATTTGCATTGTTAAAAATCTTTACTACTATGAAAGGCAACAACGGAAGTGAACTACATCGCTTGACAGAATTAAAACCTTATGATGAGGATTTGTTTAATAGGTTATATAAAATCTGCAAACCCTTAATCCGTAGACTGACGAGAGGAGTTGATCCCAGAAGATTTAATCTCACACCAGATATTATTAACTCTTTTTTCTGGGATAAGTTCTTGTATGTATTTAATAAATACCAAGACGAATACGATGAAGAAAGGTTGAAAGCAACTCTCTTATCTTCCCTGCAAACTTATAAAAGTAAGTTACTGAGGAATGCTTATACCAAGCAAGCAGAGTTCAATCAAGAGTTAACTTCTTTCGAAGTGTTATTTGACAATAATAAAGAGCTACTTGATGATTCCGATGAGACCAGAATAAAGGAGGAACAATCTCAAAGATTCCATCAATACATGAAAGAACACCTTACACCAGATGAATATCTGGTTATGCAAATACAACTTGAACCTCCCAAATGGTTTGAGTCTCGTATCAAAGATTCCCATGGCAAGCTTTCTATATTACATCTTATAGATTACTTTGAGTTACCCCGGGATAAGTTTGCAGTTAATATGTTTTCCCGGATGAGGAAAACCATTCAGAAGGTTTTAGAACAAGCTGCAGTAGACCTTAAACAATGAAAAAGGCCAGAGCAAGGTTATTGCTAACCTCACCCCGGCCCCCCTTAACCAACTCAACTATGGTTCAGTTTAGTCTTCTATTTCCATACTGGGATGTAATCCCTTATACCATAAGTCTGATATGGATAATGGTACAAATACTCTTAGAGCCTGAGTCCAACCTATATAATCTAAATTAGGAGTACTTCCTCTATACATGGGGATTCTAACCCTTACGTACATTCCGTTGATTCCAGAAGGATTTGGTATAGTTGGGCCTACTTCTAAACCTACCTCACAAGTATAGGCAGAACCTGGTACACACTGTATATTACCCAGAACTGTTGAGGGCACCATGGAAGACTCACTGGTCAAACCTTGCTGGTCTTCTTTTACCTGTTTTTGTATGGATTTCAAAGCTAATAACCATTTAGGATTATTACCTACTAAGTCATACAAATTACGAGTTCGTAGAGTAATATAAGTTATATCAGTAAATGTTTCTGCTACGTTTACTGCAGCTATGAATATTACTCCGAATGGTGTCAGTCTCATCTTCAGAGTACCTTTACTGGTAGTCGTAGATATATACTGAGATATGGGAGTAGATACTACAGTAGGAGAACCTGACATGAATATATTATCCATGGCTACAGCTAAAGTCAAAGCTGGGTCTTTACTTATCCTTTCAACTGTAGAACTATGCTCTGGTAATAGAGGAGATAAATAGGGTCTTACTGCAGAATTATAGGGACACACACATAAAGTACCTAATATCTCGGCTCGGTCTGGTAAAGTAAATCCACCATTTACCGACCACACATTATCTTCTGGGTCTAAGTAGTTAGCTTCTTTACTTAAGTTTCTATGCATGATGGTTAGGCCCCAATCCGTATATATGGGTAACCCAGTATCTGGGTCATTGCCCTTTTTTATACCCCATATACCTATGGCCTTTAAGTAATCATAGATGTAATTTGCTAAGGTATCAAAAGTACGTGGATTACTGTAGTCCCTGAATAAAGTTACCCCTTTGACTTTTAAGCTTTTAATAACTACTCTTACAGTCCCCTTAATTCCTGTGCTATCCGTATCGATTTTAGATAACTCATAGTCTACTTCTACACCATTACCTTGGGTAATAGCCAAAGAATCAACCACCTTAGAATTGCCCTTTATATTAGTAGAATCTAACTTACTCTCTACAGATTGAACCCGACTCTTCAGGTCAAGAATATCCAAAGGATTCATTCCGTACGGCTTTACTGGAAATTGACCTTGAATGGGTACCAAACACAAAGTATAGTTCATGGCTGCCATGATTGACTTATACCTCATGCTCGTAGTCTGGCTATTCCACTCAGGTCTCCATCCCACCAGATATATACCTATGAGAGAGTCGATGTCCTTATTGAAAGGCATTCCGGAATCAGCCAGGAGTTCTAACATCCTTTCATAACCCCAAGAAAGTATCTCATCAAGACCATACACATCATCAAAAGTTAACCACCCACAGGTGAAGTTAGTTACACCGGGAGGATTCTCACTTCCATCGGGACGATAGGTATGAGTTGCTTTTACAGCAAATGCCACCAGCTTCTGAGGGTTACTCAAACTTGGCCACCCTCCAGAAGGTTGTACTCCATTGAAGGTTAGTACATCAGGAGCTATATGACATAATCCATCTGGAGTAGTGTAAGCATTGAACACCTGACCCGCAGTGTTATCCTTATTAGAAAGGAATACCCTACGAGCCCGGCCCAGAATATTTTTCATTCCAGATGGTAATGTACCCGGTCTTTTGAATACACTGGTTATGGTTACATTCTGTTGGGTAGTATCTACCCAGTCGAAGCCACAAATAGGACCTGTACCAGCCATTATGGCAAGAGGTTCCATAACCTCCTTAGATTCTATTAAGTCTCCATAAACTTGATAGAACCTTGGTTGTACTATCCCATTCACGACTTCTGTTACATTATTCTGTGCCATAATTAAATTTTTAACTTATCGAGATTCTCGTCGATGAATATTAAGGCCTTGGTTAAAGACTCTACCAGTTCCCGGTTCACTGAGTCATCCTCGAGTAAAGCCACATCGTCTGGATTATCCTGAAATAACCACTCAAGAAGTACTCCCCAGTAGTTGTTGCCCATCAGTACAGTAAAATTGGCTTCCTTATCAGGGTCACCATCTGATGGGTCTGTTCTGTGTTTATAACCATCTGTAGTGGGGAAGTCTTCCTGCAGTTGTTCGAATATTACTGTAGCAAATAAATCCGAACGGGTTTGTCCTTTGGTGGTATATATTTCAAATCCCCGGGCAGTGCACCACTCATTTCCCATGCCTGCGGCATTGTTATGGAGAGATAGCAGAAATTTAGTTCCCCCTCGGGGAGCATCTAAATTATTTGCAATTTCTTTTCTTCTAGACAGCCCGATTTCGGTGTCTTTGGTATTGGTGAATGCTACTTCAAAACCCTCATGTTTGAGACTTTCAGCTAACATTTTACCTACTTTCCTACTCCATAAATATTCTTTATGTCTACCATCTGGAGATTGTTTCCCCGCCACATCTGACCCATGAGCAAAATCGATTATGGGCAATAACCTTCGTGCCATAGCTATAGTTTTTTAAGATACATTAACTTTAATCCATTTAGATACATACCCACTAATTGGTCCATGTTAGAAATTGTAAATTGGTCCTTTGGTATATATATCTGTTCTATTACCATGTCTTTTATTGCCTCATTATCTTGAGGCTCAAAGATATTTGCCAGAGATTTTCCATTACAGGTGAAGTTTGATAACAGTCCACATAACTCAGAATACTCATTGTTTACCAAACTATCTACCTTCTTTACAACTGATTCTTTGTTGTCGATGTGATTCTCAAATCGTATGCGCAGTATAGCATATTTCAGGATATGACCTAAGCTATTAAATTCTCTGCGTATCAATATTTGAGCTTCAGTTATACCTATGGTAGAGTCAGCGGCTCCATCGAAGAATTCTTTTACTTGTTGGGAAGATTCAGAGACTACCGATACCTTTTTATTTAAGTTCCAGATGGTATATATAAACATTACTACCATTACAAGAACTAATACCATGAAGATACCGAAGATTACCTTTAGAGCCCCATAATTAGAAGCTGCTTCTGCCAGCTCAATCGAGGATTTGGTTAAGGATTGAACGGCATGGTTAAGTTTTTGATCTTCCTGATCAAAAGAAGATAATAAAGCTATTAGAGGCGCATTAAACATATACAATGTAAATTAAGGCAGTGGTTTGTTCAAATACAACAGAACTGTCTCCTAGTTCAAAATATTTTACATTTACGGGTAGGTACTTGTTGACAATATTTACCAGAGTCTCTCTTACCTTATCACTATAGTCGGAGGGATGTTCTGATTGTATTTGTTCCCTTTCATCCTTTATCTCTTCTTCGGTTGCATCAGGATTCATTAGTTTCCATTCTTCTAACAGTTGTTCTTGAATCTCCTGGTCTTTCCTTACCATGAATTCCCATTGACCCTTTGGTATACCAATAGTAAGAATCATTGGGACACATTCCCAACAATCAGTCTCGGTGTCGTAAGTAGCAGAAAGAGTATCGAAGTGTAAGATAGTATCATAGTTTACAGAACCATCTCCGATGGCTTGAACTACTGAATCTTTTGTACTCTCATCTACCTCGGTAAGAGTAAAGGTTACTCCATAAAAACGACCCAATATTTCATAAAACCGTTTTGTTCCTCGTATCTTATACAATGATATGGCGTATCTTAGAACTAACCGGAAATCAGCCGTAGGAAAACCCCTGTCTTCTTTTATCCAATTCTCTAGATTCTCCTCTGTATAGGGTTCACCCTTAGTTAGTACACCATAAGCATAGGGGATGAACCCAAAGTATTCCCATAGATAATTCAGGAATATTGGATTAGCTTTATCCACATCCAAACATTCCATGAAATTATCTATATCGGGCATTACCTCAGTATCGAAATAGCCAGAACATACATCTATGAACCTTTCGAATATACCCTTGCCTTCTGAATCCTGATAGGTATCATTAGCTTTGTAGTAATGGTCGAAAAGATTACTGAAGATGTAATCCCTGAAGAATGTCTTCACTGGATTAAACCACTTCATTGATTATGAGTGTTATGTTATCCGAACTGATAGTAGGGATATTATAGTTGTGTGGAATCAGGTCTACCAATCTACCGTTGCTTCCCATAGGTTGAGTAGTTAATTGATATACGGTTCCGTTTTCGTAGTTTGCGTTTTCAACCGGTAAGTTAATAGTAAGGCTGAACTTTGACTTTGTCAGAGTTACCTCAAGAGGTTTACCATACTGACCCGAGTATAGAGCATTACCAGATAAATCCCTGTTAGCATACACCTTATATAAGGCATTACCGTTTTCTATTACGGTCTGTATGTAACAATTCTCAAAGTCAGATTCCGGAGTAGAAGTTGTAAAGGATATCATCTTAAAATAGGTGATATTCAGTGCTGGCACTGATACTATCTCTTCCGTATTCTGAGAGTTGATATTTATGGCTATCGGGTACGGCAGTAAGTACAGCTCGGTTAT